ACCCCGTCTATAGATTACCAATCGTAAACACAAACATGGAAATAAAACGATAAATGAAACTTTATTATTTTCATCCAAACGATTACGGTGAAGAATTCTTTACGGTCGCGTCTTCTGAAGAAGATGCAATCAATAGTTTGAATAAATTCTTGGAAGAAACAAAATACCCAAGAGATGGTTGGGGAAAAGATTCTCCTCCGTTATACTGGGGTCATGGATACTTTAAAAAATACACAATCAAAGTTTACAATCCCGGCGAGGTTGTCAATACAGAGATATCATGAATTTAAATCTTGAAATATTAAACCAATATGTTGAAGATGGTTGGGTGGTTAAGAATGATCATCCATCACTTCCATTATCTATCTACAATTACTCTCGTAAAACACAATACGAAGGAAAGTGGGATGATGTTACCTTGCAATGTAGAGGTGTTATCACCGACAACGTAACAGGTAAAATATTGGTAAGACCTTTCAAGAAGTTTTTTAATTACGAAGAGTTGGTAGGAAATAAATGGAAAGAATCTCAACTACCTTCTGAATGTGATTATGTATATGTTCAAGAAAAACTCGATGGTTCACTTGGTATCCTTTTCAACTACGAAGATGAATGGATAATGGCCACTCGCGGATCATTCGTTTCAGAACAAGCCTTAAGAGGAATAGAAATTCTCAAGACAAAGTATAGATTAGATAGTTGGTTGAAACACTATGTATACCTTACTGAAATAATCTATCCTGAAAATAGAATAGTTGTTGATTACGGTAAAAAAGAAAGAATTGTCTTTCTTTCAGTCGTAATGAATGAAGGTTATGATTGGGAACCATTTGATGATAGTGAATTACACTGGACTACCGCAAATTCAATATTCAAAATGAATGGGATCAAAAAAGAAGATCTTGTTGAAACTGAACAACATTTTAATTTTTCTGAAGAACTTTACAAATCTCTCAAGGAGAAAAACGAGAATAATAAAGAAGGGTTTGTCTTAAGATTTCAACCAGGTAATTTCAGGGTAAAAATAAAATTCGAAGAGTATGTTCGTCTCCATAAATTAATGACTCAATTATCTACCTATGATATTTGGGAACACTTGAAAAATGGTAAAGATATTTCTGAACTTCTTGATAAGGTACCCGACGAATTTGATAAATGGGTAAAAAAAACCGTTTCTAAATTACAGTATCATAGATATGCTTTGGAGGAACAGTGTGGAAAATCTCATGATTATTTTAGATACGGAAAATATAATGATGTTGATCCAGAACCAACAAAAAAAGAGTTTGCTGAACACATAAAAAAATACACTGACTCAAAGTTACACGGTCTTATGTTTGCAATATGGGATCGAAACCGTACTAAAATAGATGAAATCCTTTGGAAACTAATCAAACCTAAATATTCAAAACCATTTTGGCAAAAAGAGGAAGAATGACAAAACCAGATCTTAATAAACTAATAAAAGAATATAATATCCATTCAACTTTTCTGAATGAAGAAGGGATCATTTCCGCATTAAATAAAGCTTATGATTTGGGTGAGAAAAATGTTCTAAATTGGTTATCGAATCAAAAACATATTTCAGATAATATCGACTATCTTATTGATGAGTGGAAAAATCAGTCACATTAAAAATTTAAAATGATGAAACTTTTTTATTTTATTTTAATTTCCTTCTTAGTTGGATCGATTCTTTATTTTGTAACTAAAGAGGACCCATCTTTGAAAACCACTCCGTCTCACGAAGTACTTTTTAAGGGACCCTGTGATAGTCTATACTCTGTAATCGATAGTCTCGAAAGAAACTACAGAATAATGGAGGATAACTTCATGAGATATGAAGCAACCTTGGATTTGTTGGAAGAAAAAAATCCTGAAGCAGCTTTCGAATTTGAAAACATCTATTTTGATTTGTATGAGTAAAATGAAAGAGTTAGATTTACATGGTTTATCCCGTATCGAAGTCAGGGATATAGTAGAAAACTTTGTTCTTCTCTATTCCACAGAACTGCCCGTTAGAATTATAACCGGTAATTCTAATCATATGAGAAATCTTACAACCAACATATTAGATAAACATAAATTTACATATAACATACCTGCACATAATCCAGGTGAAATAATTGTATTATCATGAATAATTTAGATGCAAGATACCAAGCCTTACTCGAGGACATTCTTCACTTTGGTGTTGAAAAACCTGATAGGACAGGAACTGGAACTATTTCAGTTTTTGGAAGACAAATTCGTCACAAGATGAGTGAAGGATTTCCATTACTTACAACAAAAAAGATGGCATGGAAATCGATTGTTACAGAATTACTATGGTTTTTAAGAGGTGATACGAACATTAAGTTTCTATTGGATTATGATTGTCACATTTGGGATGGTGATGCTTATAAAAATTATGAAAAAAAATATTTCGACTATAAAGATGGATTTGTTGGTATAGATGTGGATGATTCCAGAAATAATGAAATTAGAAAATACACAAAAGAAGAATTCATAAATAAAATCAAAACCGATGATGAGTTTTGTAAAAAGTGGGGTGACTTAGGACCAATTTATGGCGCGCAATGGAGAAATTGGTTAAATGTTCCAAACGAAATTAATAAGGGTGGTATAGACCAAATAACAAACCTAATCTCAGAACTTAAAATAAATCCAGATAGTAGAAGATTAATGGTATCTGCCTGGAATTTAAGTGAGTTAAATCAAATGGTATTACCACCTTGTCATTATGGATTTCAAATGTATACGAGAAAGTTGACTTTGGAAGAGAGACATTCTATGGTATCTCGTATATCAGATAAAGTCACCTCAACTGATTTGGAAAGAAAAGAATGGATTATTGTGGATGACATACCTTATAAAATTCCAACTAGAGCAATATCTTTAATGTGGAATCAACGTTCAGTCGATACTTTTTTAGGCTTGCCTTTCAATATAGCATCATACGCTTTGTTATTGGAAATCATTGCAAGGGAAGTTGAAATGGTTCCTGATGAATTGATTGGAAACTTAGGAGATGTTCATCTATACTCGAATCATATCGAACAAGCTAAAGAACAAATCAGTAGAACACCATACGAATTACCCAAAATTCAAATTACCGAGAGAAATTGGTATATACATGAATCGGTTAAAGAGAAATTGGGTGAAAAGAGTTTCAGTGAAAAAATATTGAGTTATAGACCTGATTGTTTTGAGTTAATTGATTATCAATCACACCCGAAGATTAAAGCACCTTTAAGTAATTAATTACTTTTCAAAGGGAAAGTTATATACAAACCAACCAACTTGGTTGCAGATTTTTCCATTACTCTTTCAACGGGACGTACGTCTATTTCTTTTCCTTTTTTTTGTAAAAGTTTAACAGATCCTTGGATAAGTTTCATTTTTGCTTGATCGGCCATGTTTAAAACTTCTTGGAATTCTTCATTTTCTTCTTGATTTAAACCATGGAATCTATCAATCATTTCTTTACCCATGTATAAAAATGGTGCAGACTCGAACATATTCACAACACCACTATCCCTAACTTTTTGGAGATAGTCTCTAAGAAATCTCCAATCAAAATTATCAATAATATCCCTATTTTCACCTATAAACTTATGCAAAGATTCACCCGAAGATTCGTTAATTTCTTGAGATATTTTTTTATATACATCGTGACCTGACAATAATGATAATGTACTACCAGAATCCCATGTTACACTAACAATATACTCACCATCCTCAAAAGGGTCCTTTTGTATATCCTTGACAGTTCCTTTTGTTAATGGACTTATTGAGGTTTCACCATCCATATGAAGGAGTTTTATTCGATCTCCTACTTTCAAAACGGGATTCTTATTTTTCATGTTTATAAATATGGAAAAAGTTTAGAATTTGTGTATTTATTATTTACATGAATTACATAATCTCAGAAAGTCAATTAAGAAGTATTATATCCGAAGTCAAGGATTCGAAGTTTACTAACGAAATGAAAACTTTGAGTTCCTTCGCTAAAAACATAATAACTAAGACTCAAAAATTATACGCAATTAATCTAAAGTTTTTGGCTAAGTGGGGATCATCTATTGGTGGTATAGTAGCTCCTTTAGACAATTGGATCAGGACTAAAAACTTTAAAATTACCGATGAACAAATTGGTTTACTATTGATTGGTGTAGTCTGTACCTTTTTCTTTGAAAATAGAAAGGCATACAAAGAAGTAATGCAGAAAATCAAAGAGGAAAATTTAGAAGAAGAGTTTAGTAAAGTTTTGGTTAAAGCCGAAAGCATGAGATTAGCATTTATTGCATTTCTAGAATCATTAAATCTTACCTTTTCACAGATGGTAGAAATGATATCGTATTCATTCTTAATTCCAATAGTGGGAGATTTGTTAGATGTTGCTCACGGATCAGACCCTTTTGAAACAGGACAAATAATAGCAGAAAGACTTTTAGCATCCGGAACAATAGCATTAACAGGGACCCTCTTAGTTGATGTTATAACTAAAATTTTGAACCGTTTTTCGGATAGATCATAGATTTGATATTAGTTGGAGTCACTTCACTGTCTTCTAAAAAAGTTCCAAATTTTTTTCCATCCAAACTTACAAAATTTACACTAGCATCTATGTATGAGTCTGCTTCGAACATTTGTTGGTCCTCTAATATTTGGTAACACGTATCAGCAATATCCAAGTGCATACCCAACGAATCTAAAAATTTTACATATAACCAAGTAAAAACCGAATCAAAATATTCGGGTTTTATTTTAACAGGAATATCTTCATACTTTAGGTCGTACAGTTTTGTATCAAATAAAAAATTTATACCATCGTTTCCTAATTTTGGTTCGAACCTCTTATCTCTATAACTGTACCTCAAATCCACTTCCAATCGATCAACCCTCATCTTCGAATATTTTGAATTTACTGTTGTTATGATCTTATCTTGTTTTTCTTTATTTATGAAAATTTCAGGATATAAACTCTTATCGTTTATCGTAAGATTTATAAGTACACCAATTTTTTTATCTAAGACTTTAGAGGCAGTTTCAGAAATGTGATTTATAACAGAGGTTTTTAAATCAGGCACATAAAAACATGAATTAGGTTGGGGTAGAATAGCATCAACTTGAACCAAATAGTACCCGTAGGGATCCCAAGTAACATCTTTAAAATTGTAAGTTACTAGTCTTTCTTTGAATGGTTTTCTTTTCAGAAAAGATAACAGGACTTTACTAAGTTTATGATTGACCATTTTATATTTTAGATGTTTGAACTGGTAAATTTAACGCTTTCGCATAATTTATTAGAGTACTGATAACAATTTCTTTCCTGTGTGGTCCCAAAAATTCAATTTGGTTATTTTTTTCTAACTTATCCAAATGATCTTTTATTACTAAATCCATAGGTTTTTTTTCAACTTTTGATTGTAAAAAATATCCTCGAACTTGTGGTTCAATTTCTCTTTTCTTCATCAAGTTTTTTAAACTATCAAATTTATATCTATGTGTGTGAGGGTAGGTTATTGATTCGTCATCTGTCAAAACCTGAATCAAATGTTCATATTCGTGTCTTAAGGTATAAATTAAATTATTTTTAATTTCTTTTTGTTGTCTTACAAAAAGTTTTGGATTAGAGTAGATTGCAATAGTGATGTCATTTTCCTCTATATCTCCAGGTGCATCTGCATCAATTTTATATAAATCAGAATTGGTTTTGAAAAGATATAGACTAACATAAAAATCGAACCTCTCACCATAAATCGGTGGAGTCATATAATAGTCACGATCTTCAGGTAAATCTACTTGACTTCTTTTTTTATCAGATAAATTAAAATTCCTCAATTGAACTATTATCTGATTGGCAATTTTCTGAACGAGTGAATCGTGTTTTTTATCCAAACCTTCCATAACTAATAAATACCCCCAAAAGGAATTGATAATCCAACCCCATAATTGAGTTTATCATCATAGTTTAATATTACAACAAAATCGAATCCGTTCGGTGTATTAGTTATGATTTTCAGTGGATAGATTTTAATCCAATAATCAGGACTTATAACAACTTTATCATCGTAGCTGTCTATTTTACACCCTAACATTAGTCCCCATCTGTTTCTATTACCAACTAAATTAAGACCAGCCCTATTCAATATTGACATAGGTGTGGTATATGTGAAAGGTTGTGGGAAGTTTTTTGTAACATATCCTCCAGCGTATATACCAATTGGACTATACGTGTATTTCAAAGTTCCAACAACTGATTTATCTTTAGGAATGTAAATAAGATCAGTGATTTGTGAGTAAGTTTTTAAACTCAGAAAAGAAAAAAGAATAATAATTATTGTTTTCATCCTACAAATTTACTAATTTTGTTTTAAATTACAAATTATGTTATTAGGATTTTATTTGGTTTCTGTGGTTTATTGTATTTGGAGAATGACTAGAAGTTATATGAAAACACACGGAAATAATGTTATTGGGTCTTCACCAGGTTTAGAGACTTTGGCAATTATTGTAATGGCACCTGTTATGATGGTTGTTGATGTTAGTTTAACTTGGATTAGAATTTATAAAGAAGCTGAACAGGCAAGAAGGAACAATAGTTCTTTGTAGTTATACGGAAAGATGGCAGAGTTGGTCGATTGCGTCGGTCTTGAAAACCGAAGACCTCGAAAGGGGTCCGTGGGTTCGAATCCTACTCTTTCCGCTCAGAGAAGTAACCGCAAGTCATTCGGTAGTAGGTTTTTTTACACATAATGACCTCTGTCTAAAATGTAAATCCTGCTTCTCTTTTTTTTATTGTAATGTATCAATATGATAACATACAATAATTTGACACTACAGACCTATTTTTTTATTCTTAAAAAAACGAAACGAATGTCTAGGAAAGAAACTTTGAAAGATCAATATCCTCACTTTAATCTGACTATTTTAGATCTACTATCAGAAATTGATGGAACAAAAAGCCATAAGTATTTACAACTTCTTTGTAAAATATTCAAAAAAAAATGGATACAACAGTTAGGAAGTAAGGAGAATCTTAAAGATATTGATGAGGATAATAAAAGAACGTTCGAAAGATTAGGAATAAATTTGTCTGAAGATCCTCTTGTAAACGTAGCCAAAAGGAGATATACAGATTTATTCAACTACGATGATTTAGAGTTGTTCCAACAATTCAAACACCATATGGAATCCAATCGAATTGAAGAAACTGATCTAACAAAGTACGATACAATTTTATCTTTGAGTCAAGCCGTAAGTTACGCTTCAATAAAACTACACAACAAAACATTAGAAAAACAAGTTCACAAAGAATTTGAAGATGATAAATGGTTAGTAGTCCGTCCGTTGAGCTTTGAGTCATCCTCAGTTTATGGTTCAGGAACTAAATGGTGCACAACATTCAAAAGAGAAAAAGATTATTTCTTCAAATATTTTCATACAGGGGCTCTCGTATATATTCTTAACAAAAAAACCGGATATAAATTTGCCATGTTTGTTGAAATTCATGAAGGATCAGAAGAAATCACTTTTTGGAATGCAGAAGATAACAGAGTGGATTTTTTAAGTTTGGACCTTGATGATTACTTAATTCCGATATTAAGAAAAATTAAAACAGAACGTAAGAAAAATTCAGAATTTTTATCAAAAAGTGATTTATTTGAAGTCGCTTCTGAATGTAACTCTGTTTATAGACTCACCGATGAATTATTGGTGGTCAAAGAAGCTATTGTCGAAACAGTAGAATATCCTCGAGAACCACGACCGATGCCAGAAGCAACTATGAGAGCATAATATTAAACCCATCTTTTACGGTGGGTTTAATATTGTTTCTAAGATATTTATATTGGTATGGAAAGATTGGACGAACTTTTTGACAAATATAATGTCACAGAAAAAAACAATTCAACAGGAAACTTTAAAAAGTTAAAGAATACCATTCTTGAGTTAGATAAATTAGAAAAAGTACTTTTATTATCTTGCTCTAATAGATACAATTGGGATCCTAATAAAGTTGATATTCCAAAATCAACTATCCTTGCCATGATAATAAATGAATATTTAGGTGACAAGTCAGTATTGATTGATGTCCCTGAATTAAAAATATATCCATGCGAGGGAAATGTTTCGAGAGCTGAAGGTAATAGTTGTGGGGTAAAAAAAGCCGTTTTAGAAAGTGATACCAAAAACCCTTCAGGGTTACATAGATGTTGGGCTTCTATAAATTCTAAAGATGATGAACTTTGGAAAATATCTAAAGAACTCTTTGAATCTAATGCTGTAATTTTCTTTAGTTCAATTAGATGGGGTCAAGCAAATATGTTTTATCAAAAACTAATAGAACGTTTGACGTGGATTCAAAATAGACATTCCACTCTTGGTGAATCAAACATAGTTGACAATATACAATCTGGATTTATCTGTTCAGGTCATAATTGGAAGGGTATGGATGTTGTCGACACTCAAAAAAAGGTTCATTATTTTTATGGTTTCAAACCTAATGATGACTTTTATTGGAATTGGCAATTCACATCCAAAATGACAGAGGAATCGCAAAAGTCTTATAAGGACGCTTTTCCCGCTTTTGTCAAAAAATTCGATGTAGATAATTTAATTTAAAATTTAAAGATATCGTCTGAATTGAGTCTTTGGATGGTTTCTTTTGGACTTTCCTTCCATAATACTGAGGTCATATCACCATCTCTCATATTCAATTCTATCTCTTCCTGAGATCTTTCTTTCGTAAAGTAGTATAGTGCAAACGAGTATCTTGATCTATCTTGTGGACAAACCAAAGGTTTTGGATGTCCATGTAATGCTTTATTTGTAATGTTGAAAACAACAGCTCGGTTGAATAAAGGTTCAATATCCGCAACTTGATCGGACATATCAGGAGACCAAAGTTCGAGATTACCACCCCACTCTTTTTCCCAATCTTTATTCATATAAAGAAGTAAGTTTATTCTTCTATGTAAACCTGTAAATCTATGGAAAGAATAATCAGCATGTACTGCGAGTTGTCCTCCAGTATTAATTTTATGAATACCACCACCATAGAATGTAGGGTCGGGAAGAAGATCTTGAATACCTGTAAGTTCAGAAAGGAAATCCAAAACGGGTTGTGAGTAAAGATATTTGAGAATGAACCTAGAAATTGGTGCGTGTGTTTCAAGATCCTTAATGTTTTCTTCGCACCAAGGTGAATTGAATTTATTCACTTCCATTTCACCCTGAGATACATCGAAACCCCAATGCTGGTAGTTTTGAATTTCAGAATGAGCTTTTTCTAATATTGATTGATCGAAAAAATTATCGAATATAATATAGGGATAAGGGTATCCTTTTTGGTATTGTGTTTTGACTTTTGATGCTAAACTATAATCTATCATGAAATAAAAATAAAAAAAGAATCAATCAATTTCAACTATTTCCACGATTAAATTTGAATCTCCTTTTATAACCCTATGCCAAACAAATTTAGGAATAAAAATTTCTTGGTTAACACATAATTTGTTTGGCAATTCATCGTCTAATTGTAATTGCCAATTTCCACTTTCTATGATCTTAACCTTTCTGTCTTTTAGGTCTTGATGCCATTTCAATTCTTCTGATTCAACATCAGGAGTAAAAGTTCTTATTATTTTACCCTGACTTTGTATTTGTTCAAACGGTAAGACCATATATTACCAAGCGTTTTTTGAAGATAACCCAAGTTGTTTTGCGTATCTACCAACATTACAACTCCAATATCCTGCGGTAGTTCTATCTTTCTTTTCAGAACATCTGTGTCTTGCCCTGAAAGATTTTGCAGATTTTTTGTTAGCATTTTTAACTCTTAGACCTGGATCTCCGAATGTAACTTTCTTAACACCACCACCTGGTTTCTTAACATAAACCGCAAACTTCTTAGGGCCTCCAGGTGTTCTAAATGGTTTACCTAATTTAACGTTTTTGCCTCTATGTTTTGCTTCATCAAGAATTTCTTGTTCGGTCCACTCTTCTTCGATATACGGGGCATCCAAATAAACTATTTCATTTTTGATTTTAATTTTTTCACCTAAATCAGATTCTACCATTAATGTATCTTCCTCATTTAAATCTATAAAATCTGATTCCCAAAGAACCCTAACCTCATTTACTAAATCAAAGTAAGATTCAGAGTAGACCCTGAATATATTATTTGTCAAAGATAATTTGTTATCAATATGATATTTTAGAGATTCTGAAATCTCAACATCTTCCTTCAATATAAGTGTGGGTTCTTTGTAGCCTTCTAAAGCCTCCAAAATTACCTCTTTCAAATTATTCATAATCTACTTGATTTTAAGTTTTTTATAATACCCCAATCTAAGGTATGGTGCTAAGTTATTTTCTGTAACACCTACACCTAAATGATAAATACGATCTCTTTTGTCTTTTAACATCATTCCCGTACCTATGCTATTAACAAAATTACTTTTACTGAATTGGACATCACCCCCTAAAAAGACTTGTACTTTTGGTGGATCTTTTACAATTTTAGTGTCAGTAATTATTCTTTCTCTAACATGAGCATCGAAAGTTCTTTTGAAAATGGTGTTTTTGGAGATAGTATCAATAACACTAACGTATCCCAAAGTATCGGGAAATATTAGTGTGTCTTTATAAACATTTTTTACAAAATAGTTTTTTAAAATTTGTGTTGTATCAACATCTTTAGGTACCTCAACATATATTGTGGTATCTCTATAGATAACTTCACCTGGTTTTGTGATTGTTATTCTTTTGACAACCTCTTGGGTATCAATTTTCCATTTTATAACTTCATAAGGTTTACCATCAACATAAATTATGTCAGGTTTTTTTCCGAAACCTACGTTTTGAATTGTTATAATACTAATTAAGATTAAAATTAATATATTCGGTAATGTTAATATTTTTTTCATACTTAGAAGTTTAGTCCCAAACCGACCTGTGAATAACGTCTCAAGGGATCTGTGTCAAATTTTAATGTTAAGTTTTTGAAATCATGCATCGCACCTATTTTGATAGAAGTGAAATTTGAATTAGATTTTGGGAAAGTTATATCCCCCACAGCGTCACTACCTCTCCACAAGACTCTTTCATTTCCAAAACCTATCAAACCATGAACACCTGTCCTTCCAAATCTTTTACCAGCACCTAAATAAAAACTTCTCATTTTTAAGAGGTCGTTCTTCAAAGGAAAATCAACTTTATCAATTGTTCCATACGGAAAAAAAGTGGATCTATCCATCTCATAAGTTGAAGTGAAATCCATAATAAAATACCCTTTGTTACCAATTGTAAAAAATCCACCAACTTGTCTGTTTGTGGTTCTATGAAAACCAAAACTTATAATTGGTTTTTTCCCTCTGATTGTATCTCTTTTACCATCTTCGTAAACATAAATTCTTGCAGGTTGTCTGTAACCCCAAGAGTTATAATACCAATAAGGTGAATAGAAATCCCACCCAAATGCAGGTGCACCCCACAGGTCCCATCTATTCCATCCCCAACCCCAAGCACCCCAACCCCAAGGGTTGTTTGATCCTGGTTTGTTTGATTGTGGTCTATTGAATTCTCTTGATGGAGTATTTCTCCATGTACTAACATCACTTCTTGGTGATGCAAAAGATCCTGAGGATGATGACATCGATGGTGGATTAGATCTCCATGATGAGATTTGAGAAAACGAAAAAATCGGTAATAATAAAAAAACGAATATAATCTTTTTCATAATACGATATTTTATGATAAATAGTTTATTTTTAACACTGAAACTATCTAAAATTTAAAATATTTATTAAAAAAACAAATCATGAAAAAGTTATTAGTTTTACTTTCTTTATTCGCTCTATCTTGTAATGACTCAGAAATCAAAGATGAACCAGCAGTAATCGATTCAACAATTGAAGTTGTCGATACTTTGGTCGATGTTTCTGATACTATCGCAGAAATTCCATCGAATATTGATTCTCTAAACGATGCTAGAAAAAAATCACGTGATAGCATAAGAGATTCAAAATCAGGTAAATAAAGTTAAAGAAAATTCAAATTTATTGGGGTATTACTTATGTAATACCCTTATTTTTTTTTATAATATTTATTTCTATATCTTTGCTGTATGAAAATTTTGAACGAAGAATTATCGAGAATCAAAAATGTAATGGGATTATCTGAACAAAAAGAAGATTCTATGAATCCTAACTTGTCTAGAACAATCGAAACATTAAAATATCTTAATCTATTTTCTAAACCAATCGAAAAGGTTCTGAAAGATATTTCAGCTACATCATTAGATCAGATAATAGACTTCAATTTATTGGAAAGAGGATTGAGAAAAGTTTTGTTGAAAAAAGGAGACAAAAAGAAAAACGTAGAAAATTATTTTTTTAAAGTTTTATCTTCACTCAAATACAGAGAGAGAACAGGATATGGAGTTGAACCTGAATTTGAAGATTATGAGTTTGAAGATGAAGAACCATCAATATTATCCAAAAAGGTTTATAGAAAAGAACTATACCAACTTCAAGTTGAACTCTTAAAACTACAGGAATGGTTGAAAAAAACCGGAAAAACGGTAATAATTGTTTTCGAAGGAAGGGACTCAGCAGGAAAAGGATCCAGCATTAAAAAATTTGTAGAAAACCTTAATCCGAGATATTATAATGTTGTTGCTTTAGGAATACCAACTCCT